GGCGCTGCAGCCGACGCAGGCTGCACAGCCAAACGCAAAACGAGTAGCCTCGGGTCGTGGCCCAATACTCTTGGACTTCGACGCCCGTCGCTTTGGCCCAGGCAAGGCGCCGGTTCCACTGCGCTTGTTCAAGGTCGACGGCAGACTCCCCGACCCGAGCTTCCAGAGCCTGGAGGCGAGCCGCGATCTCGTCTTGTGGCTCCGAAGTTGAGGGTGCGTCCAGAACCTCGGCGGCCTGGTCCGAAGACTCTTCTTTCGAGATTTTCTTTTTGAGGGCCATGGCGTGCTCTTTCTTGAGAAGAGAAAAGGAAGACGAGAGACGGCTCCGTCACGGAAACCGTCTCTCGCTTCCGAGGTTGAAGGGTTTAGGCCATGTTGGTCTGGGGACCCAGCACAACGTAGCCGGTGACTGCAGACACGTCCGAGTCGGCACCCGCCAGGGTACCAACCAGGCCGTAATACTGCCACGCGTGCTTCTGCGGTTTGATCGGAACCGAACCCCTGATAGTGGAGCCGGCACCGGCCACAAGAAGCGTTCCGTTGTCATCGATGTTCCGGACGCCCGTAGACGCCAGAACTTCGTAGGCCGCCGCCAAACTCAGCGTCTCGCTGGCAGATCCGATCAGCTCCAGGTGGAGCGTGTCGGCCGTAGCCGTGGTTGCGCCGAACGTGGCCGTGTATCGCAGCGACGCCTGTCGGTAGGAACCGAACAGGAAGATTGCTGCTCCCGCGTCCTTGACAGCGGTGTCAGCGCAAGCAACTCGCGTCGCGCTGTTGGTGATGATCGGGCCGGTAAAGGTGAGATCTCCGTCGAGAATCATGGTTCTTCCCCTTTCTAGGAAATGGCCGTTTCGGCGACGAGGCTATCCTCGACCCGGACCTTGAACCCGTTGAAGGTTGCTACACCGGTATCGACGCCCGCTGCGAGCTGACCGCCGTCACCCATGAGGTACCGCAGGGGGCCCATGTCGTTGGCGATCATCTGAGCATTGAGCTTCGCGACCGAGGTGCGGTCCATGTAGATGGTCGCGCCCTTCGCACGATAGATCGTGCTGTGGAGCTTGCCCATCAGTTGGATGAGACCCCGCTCGGAGTCGTCCATGTCGGCGGAATCCGGGTCCCACTGAGCGCGGACGATGTAGCGGTAGTCCTCGACGACGATGCCGACCCGCCAGACGTGCTGAGTCGACAACACGACGTAGGGACGGCTGCTGGAGTCGAGGACCCGCTGCGAGCCGAGATCCTTCATTTCGAGACCGGCCCGGGTGCCCTTGGGGTACACGCAGTACACCTTGGCTCCGTGAGCGATCATCCAAATGCTCCGGGCGTTGGCGCCCGCGTTGTCCGACAAGTTGCCGTTCAGCACGTAGTTCTGCGCTACACCGGACGACGTACTGGCGAACCGCGGCGACAGGCCATGCACCTGTGACGGCGCGGTGGCGATGTTGCTGTAGAAGTACGCCGTGCCGAGCGTCTGAGCGAGCTGTTCCCGCTTCAGGTCGTCTTCCGACTTGCGGTAGGCGTCGCCGCCGTTCAGCTCGTACAGGCGCTCGTCGATCTCGGTCCAGGCCTCCAGGATGCCGCAGGACTCGACATACTGAGCGGTCTGGCCCTTGGTGACCGACGTGCCCTGATTGATTTGACGCCAGCCGCCGCCCGGAAGGGCGTTGACGGCCTGAGTGACGAGGTGGCCGGTGGCCAGGTTGCTTTCCTTCCAGACAATGTCTGCGAGGATCGGCTTCTCGGTTTCGAGGACGTTGACGATGTCCGCCATCGACCCGTCGGGCGCCAGCCGCGAGGCCAGATCCGCCAGGGTCGGCAGTCCACTGAGTTCCGCTGCTGCCATGAGTCGTTTCTCCTACCCGCCAGCGAGCTTCTTTCGCAGTTGCTCGCTCGTCGGGTGGTTGTAGATTTTCTTGAGTTCCTCTTCGGGGGACAGAGCGCCGGTTTCACCGGCCGGCGCCCCCGCTGAGGAGTCTTCTCCGAGCATGGAACCGAGTTTGTGAAAGTGGCGGAAGACGGCCGGGTGCCGTGTCAAATCGGCGGCCCGCCCGGCTTTCCATGCCTCTTCACCACCACTGAGTTCGATCAGGAGCTTGCCGAGGTCACCACTACCGAACTCACGGAAGCCCCTGCGGGCCACCGTTGCGCTCTCGGTGAACTTGTCGCCTCCGAGTTCGGGGTCCTTACGGACTTCCGACTCCCACTCCTGCGTCATCGCGACGGCCCGCTCCTGATACTCGTGGAGCATAGTCGCCTCGGCTTTCGCATTCGCATCGAGCTGCCAGACGGCAAGGTCGGACGCCAGCTTGGAGGCTTGCTCGCTATTGAGCCCGATCTCCTGCGCCTTCTCTTGCATGAGTGCCTGGAAGTTCTCCAAGGCTTTCATGTCCTGAACTTCGGTGCCGGGCGGCAGTTTGATCTCGACCTTGAAGTCGCCTTGCGGCTCCGCTTTCTTGGTCTCGGTCTCTGCCGGTTCTTTCTCGGTTCCTGGCTCTGGTTTCTTCTCTCCGAAACCTTCGATCAGGCTGGCCGCTTCAGGCTCTTTCTGCTCTGCCGGGGCCGTCCCGTCTGCTTTCGGAGAGTCGATCAGTGAGGCGGATTCGGGCGGTTTGGTTTCGCCCGGCGCTGCCTCTGGCGCTGGAGTTTCGTTTGTGCCTGCCCCGTTCGCGCCGGCCGGCTCTGTGGCGGCGGCGGGTGCGGGTGCGGGGGTGGTCGCGGGAGCTGGAGACGTGTTCGTGTTCGCGTCGCTCATCGGGTTTCCTCCATAGCAGCTTCCAGGATTGCTTCCTGGATCATTTTTTGTCGGTCGGCGAGGGGCACACAATCCAGTGTCCGGTAGATGCGGACCGCCAAGGCCCGGCGTCCTTCGGCGTAAACTGCGTGCGTGGAAAACTCCGGGAGGCGGACTGACGCGGGATCGAGAGCTTGCGTCAGTCCGCCCATGTCATAAATGACCCACCGCAAAACGCGACGGCCCGCCTCGTCGGACATGATCCGACAGAGGTCGCGTTCGAGCTGCTGTTTGCGGGAGTCTCTCATCGGTCCTACTGGTACGAGAAGCTGAAGGCCGTGAGAATCGGCTGCGAGGTGGTGCCGGTAACGGTCAGGCCCTGAATGCGGATCACATGGGGGACGCCGTCGCCGAGCGTGTGAGGGTCCGTGGCCGATGGCGCGCTGCCGTCCAGCGTGTAGGTGATGACTCCGGCTCCGTCACCGAGGATGCATACAGCGTGCGACTCCGCGTTGGCCCAGTCGTCGGTGGTGTCGGTCCCGCCCGTAGTGTTGTCGCTCACATAGATGTCGCCGGCCACCTGACCGATCGCAGCGTAGGACGTGTAGTTGGGGTCCGAGGCGGCAAACGCGACCGGGACACCCGTGCTCGTCACTTCGAGGAACATTGCCGCTTGCTGAGCGACGACCGTTGAGACCCAGGTCGCGCAGGCCTGCCACGCGGGCGTGGTCCCGACGACGATCTCCTGGCTGACAGCGTCCAGTTGACCGACGCCCATCACCCACTCGTCAGCGATACCGACAGCAGCACCTTGAATATCAAGACCAGTGGCGGCGGCGACCGGAGTCACGGTGCCGGCCGCTGTGGTGATCGTCTCAAAGTTGAATTTGGTCCCGCCGTAGATCAGATAGTTGGGCGTGTCGGCGGTCGTGACGTAGGCGGTGCCGTCAGTTTCCAAGAGACTCAGCCCCTTGGACGCTCCCTCGTCGAAGGCGACGGAAAACGGTCGTGCGTCGATCATGCCGTTGGGAGTCAAGACGCCCGCTACGCTGAGGGTGGTGCCCACGGCCGCAGCGTTGGACGCAGTGAGCGTGCCGGTGACGGTGACCGCCGGAGTGAACGTGAAGGCGGCACCGGTGCCCGAGCTTGCGGTGAGCATGTTTGAAGTGCCGGTCCAGACCATATTCTCGCCGTTCACCAAGATCGTCAACGTGCCGGTGCCGTTCGCGTCGATCTCGTCGGTCTCCACGTTGATCGTACCGAAGTCAACTTCGGTGACCCCTGTCGAAGACGTGACCGCGACATCGTTGGCGCCGAAAGTGAGTACCAGATCTTCACTGTTCTCAGCGAAGGTCCAGGCGTTGTTGGTCTCGTTGTCGATGATACCGCCGTTGGTACCCTCGAAGCCCGAGCCGGACGCGACCTGTACCCAGGCCGATCCGGTCCAGAGCCAGAGAGCACCGGTGTCGACAGCGTAGCCGCCGCACACGTCGCCCGGCATGGCAGTGAGTGCGGTCATCGTCGCTTCCGCAGCGTACCGTTTGATTCGGCACGAGTTGAGGGCCTGGGCAGGGGTCGCGAGACTGAGCACCAGCATCGCGGCGAGTGTGGCAATGAGTTTCTTCTGCATTTCTGTTTCTCCCGCTCTGAGAGCTGGTCTTTTTTTAGGCTGTTGGCGTCGGAGGAGCGGACCCCCCGCCCTGCGCCGCCGCCGCCTGCGAAAGCATCTGTGTCATTTGTTGAAGGTTTTCTGGGTTCGTCTGACCGAGACTGCGCACGCCACGAGCGACCTGACTGAATGCTTCCGGCGTTTGTGCGATCTCCTGCTCCTGTTTGCGCTCTGCCTGAAGCTTCTGCAACTCCTCGACCGACAGAATCGAGTCCGGAGACACGCCGGTCATGCGTTGCAGGTCGCCTACTATGTTCCGCGCATTGATCATGTCAATAACATCGGGCCGAAGCTGGCTGATGCGCGCGATCTCCGACATGAAGAGCCGGACCGGCGACAGGCCACTGGCCCGCTGCATCGCGTGGAGTGGGGAAATGAACTCGACTTTGAGGTCCGCGCCCTGAATCTCGGGCGGCGGGATCGGAAGCATGTCGTTTCGGTTGAGGATGTAGTAGGTCCGCAGAATCAGCGGGCGCATGAGTTCGCCGCCCAGACCGCTGAGAGACGGGCCCAACAGGAGCATCGCTTCCTGCTTGGCGAACTCGACCTCGGTCGCCGTCTTGTTGCTGCGAGTATCTTCGATCAGGAGGCGCCACAGGTTGGCGTAGAGCGTGTCCGAGATACGGTACTCGACGCGCTGAATGTGCTCAACGAGAAACTTGATCGCCTGTGGGTTCGGTTCGTAAACCGGTTTGAGGAACGCTTCTTCGCCGCGCGGCATGAAGGTCGTGGTGCCGGGGACCAGGCCGCCGTCCGCCAGGTTGTCCGTTCCGATCATGGCCGGGTCTTTGATGTTGTCGATCAGGCGAAGCAGAGCGTGCTCGTGGTGCTGGAGCATCTTGCAGTCGCCCAGAGCGTCCCAACCGGGCCCGTAGGCGTAGGCCGTATTACCAGCCTCGATCCAGCGGGCGGTCATGGCCGGAAACTCGTGATAACCGCCCCGCTTGAGGAAGCTGTCGCCGGACCCGCGCTCCCACCAGAAACTGCGGAAGGGCATGTTGTCGCCGACCGCCGGCTTGTTGGCGTTGTACTCGTTGTTGGGGAGGACGGCGTAGCGGACGGGAAACTTGTGAAAGTTGTTTCCGCGACGGACGGCGTCGCGGACTTTGGTGCTGCACTGCTTTTCGCCAAAACGCCCGACCAAGTCGATGGCGCGCATCTCAAACTCGCGGAAGAGTGTGTCGGTCACGCCGTCCTTGTTGCGCGAGATCCAGAACTTGCCGGGAGCCACGGCCTCAAAGTGGGGCGGGAAGCCGGGCCGCTCCTCTTCGAGCATACAAGAGATGCCGATCGTGGAGTGGAACGGATAGACGCCGGCCGCGAGGACATTATAGAGGTTGGATCGGTGCAGTGTGGCGTCGATGATTTCCTGGACGCGGAAGAAGTAGGAGCGGACGGACTGACGCTCTGCCAGCTCGGTGTCTGCGGTCGTCAGTTGGTGCCACCGCTGAACGGGGCTGGTCGCGGACGCCATGAGGCCGGCACACAGGGTCCGGCGGGCTCGGATCGGATGGTTGTTCAGGACGAAGCGGTCTTTGCGCTGACCCTCGGACGAGTATTCGGACAGACTCAAGTCGACGGCGTAGGGCTGGAACTGACGGAGGATGGCTCGCCAGTTCAGCTCGAACGGGTGCCGCTCCGTCTTGAGAGCGGCGAGTTGGCGTTCGAGTTGTTCGCGCTCTGAAATCATCTACCGAAGAGTGTAGCCCAGGCTCTGACGGGCCTTCATGCGCTTCCAGTTGTTGGCTTGCATCGCTCGGAGAAAGGTGGTGGTGGGGTCGGCCTGACCCGCAACAAACTGCTCGTCCGCGGCACCAAGCCGGTTGGCTGTATCGGCGAGCTTCTGCGCCTCGTTCTGCCTGAGCGTCATTTGCTTGATGTACTCTCGGATTCGGTTGCGCTGGTCGGTCGACCCTTTTTCAATAACGACCCCGGCCGGCGTGAGTTTACCGGCCAGGTCGCCCCGCAGCGGAGACTCGTCTGTACCCAAACCGTACCAGTCCGCTCGCCCTGTGCGCGGGTTGGTGAGCAGACCTTCCCAAATACCGTCATCTCGGCGACGAAATCCGGGTATGTTCAGATCGCCGAACAAACGGCTCGCGAAAGTGCTGACGCCTGCTGGTTTGCGTGCCATCGTTACATCGCTCCCTTCCCGCCCCGCCCCGCGCTGGCCAACTGCCGGTAACGCGGGCGGAACTCGGCCTGAAGCTCTACGAGCGCCTGCTGAAGGCCTGCACGAAGTGCCGGGTCCTTGGTGATCTTGATCTGCTCACGAAGAACTTTGGCCTGGCGCCGGACGGCCGCCTCTCGCCTGGCGGCCATCTTGGCCGCGTGTTTCGCTTGGAGCCGACGCTCTTTGGCGAAGAAAGCACGCTCTGCCTTGCTGCGGGTACGGACTTGCGCCAGGTCTTCGAGGGTCGCTTCTTCACTTCCGCTCTTCATCGAGTGAAACGGCGTGCCGACCTGAACCTGCGCAGTCTGGAACTGAGGCGTGCCAACTTCGACGGACATACCCATTTGCGGACGGCCGACCTCTACCGCCATCTTTCCCTGAGAACGCCGCAGCATCTGTTGCAGGTACTGGCGCGGATCTGGAAGACGAGAAGCCATCTCAGAGACCTCCATACGGCTTGTCCATGAAGGCGAACGGGTCGTAGGAGCTTCGGGCCGTGCGGCGCACGCGCGGCAGAGGGAAACCGTCGTCGGTCGTGTGCAAAACGACGGGCGAAGCGAAGGTGAGCGCCAGCGCGTCGGCCCGGTTGGGGGACTTTTTGCCGCGAGCTTTCATGTCCGCTTTGGACTCCAGAACGAACTTCGTGTGCTGGCCGCGCCGACGGAACTCGTATCGGGGAGCCGGCAGCTCTTCGCGGAGGATCCGGTCTTCTGGAAGGCACCCATACGGCATCCAGTCCTTGAGCGCAATCCACATTTCCGTTCGGCGGTCCGGGTAGCGAGTGTGCTCGATCGCCTTGCCGCCGAAGTCGACGCCGACCAGAATGTTGGCGAAGCCGAGCTGGCGCAGGCGGTCGTAGGCCGACACGCCAACACCGCCTTTGTCGACGAAGATGCGGACGGGCGCGCGGTTCTTTTTGCGGGCCTCTTCGTAGAGGAAGGCGACCGTGTCGGCGAGTTGAAGCCCGTCGAGTCCGCGCCAGGCCTGGAACTTTTCGACCATGACACCCTGGCGGCGCGCGAGGACAGCCTCGTCGCCGTCGGCCTTCGCGGTGTAGGCCGGATCGAGGCCCCACACGATCGGCTCGCGTTGGTAGGCGAGCGGACCGGCGCGCCGCTGCATGGCGGCCTCAACGGTGTTGGGTCCGATCAACTGGTTGGCGCCAGTAGGCGGGAACTGGCCGAGGATATTGACCATGACCCACGGGTTGTCACGGCCGAGCGCCTCGATCTCGCGGCGAGCCCAGTCGATGTCGATGCACTCGGCGCGGTTCGGGTCGTCGGGGTCGCCGGAGATGTTGACGACGTACCACTGGGAAGCGTCCGTGACGGCTGCGTAGTACAGAGCGCCGTCGACTGAAGACGGGTTGCCGGCGCCGATGACCCAACCGCGCTGGCCCCTGGTAGCAAAGATGCCTTTGGCCGCCGGAATGACGCCGGCCGGCATGTCGCCGGTCTCGTCGAGAAGCACGAAGCACACGGCGCCGTGCAAACCGGCCAGCGTGGACGCCTGACGGCTGCTGTCGGCCGACTGTGCAAAGGACCGTGCCGACAGCCACCACGTCTTTTCACGCTCGCGGTGAACGATGCGCTCGGCACGCACCTCAAACTCGCGCTTGAGGATCTCTGACCTGTCGTACCAGTAGGCCAGCTCCTTCCAGAGGTTGTCCTTCAGGTTGTCTTCGGTGACGGCGAGCGCGATCCCCTGCGCGTCGTAGAAGCACGCCAGGATCCACCAGCCGGCCCAAGCTTCGGTCGTCGTTTTGCCGGGGCCCTTGGAGGCCTTCATCATGATTTGAGGCTCGGTCGGCAACCGCCGCAGCACCTCAGCCTGCCACGGGTAGGGTTCCACACCGAAGTTGTCGCGGACGAACTGGATCGGATCCCGCCGCCACGCAACGATCTTGCGGGCGGCCCGGTCCCGTTGTTCGATGATCGGGTCCGTGTCCACGGACGCGGACGCACTGTCTATATCTTTAGACACTTGCCTCTACTTTACCTCCTCAGCGCCCGCGCTGTCTACGTATTCCGCCGGCAGGTCCCGGACGGCTCGGGACACCGGATGGACCTCCCCCTCTTCGCCTTCCTGGGCGTCCGCCGCCAGCACCAGCGCGGCCAGCGTCAACTGCCCCTCCACCTCGACCCGCTCGGCCGGCTTGCCGTAGGCGTAGTGATACAACGTCACTTCCATTACGGGCGCCAGGCGACCCTCAACGGCCCGCTCGATCAGCCCGTCCCGATACTCCGGACTCTCCAAGATCCCGCGCGCCACCGAGCTGACGATCAGCTGGCCGAACTTGATCAGCTCGAGGGCGTTGCGCTCGGCCTGCGAGGCGGTGCGGACTGCCGCCAGCGTCTGCAGCGGCGACGCCGCGGCGGTGAGCCAGGCGTTGCCGTTGCCGACCTCGTCGAGAGCCTTGGCCTCGGGATCGAACGGCCGCAGGCGGACGACGATCACCGGCGGCGCCGCG